GATCAGACAGGACATGTTTGCTTGTCACCCTTTGGACGTTAATATTGATACTACGCCAAAGGAAAATTTTTCCGGTGTAAGATTAGTCTATAATTCGGGTGATATTGAGAAACCGTTCGTTAGCGGGAAAACCAAAAATGTACCGTCAATATTTCATGTGAACAATAATGAGAAAATGAAAAACTTGGTAGAAGTGATTAAAACCCTTGATGAACCATTAGTAGTTCCTACCCAAATTGACGAGAGAGGACCTCCAATTATCCCAAATCCATCTAAAACGTTGAAAGAGTTATCCAAGAAATCGTTTGCCAATCAGGGTGCAGTTACATTTGAAGAATTGAAGTTTATTAAGGATTGTATTAGAGAGCTCATGCCCAAAGAGAAATATTACGATCTAACCGTGGATGAGTGCGCGTTCGGAGCTGAAGATATCGCTCCCTTGAATAAAAATACATCAAATGGTTATGGTCATCCTAATAAGAATGAATATTTCGATTTTGAAAATAAGACTTTAACTCCGGAATTTGTTAAAGAGTGTCAAGAATTTGAGCAAAGAGTGCGCGAGGACAAGTTAATTTATAAAGATTTTTTGACCAAAGAAGTTTTTAAAGTAGATGAACTTAGAAACCAGGATAAACGCGATAAACCTAGAACGATAAGAGTTATGCCAATAACCAATATTTGGTACACTAAACGAATATTCGGTAATTTGGCTAGATATCTGAAGAAACACCGAGCAGAGAACGGTATTGGTTATGGATTTAATCCCTATATTGATATGGAACGCGTGTATAAGAAATTACGGACAATGGATTTGACGGGTGATTTGGATGCAGCTAAATGGGATGGTTCACTTGTAGCTCTAATCATGGAAGCTATTCTAGAAGTTATGTTAGAACAATACGACGGTGAATTTAAATATATGGAATCTTATCTCGCCAAGAGCATCATTAGAACACTTGTCATTATATCCGATGAACTGTACGCAACTACTCACGGTTTACCTTCAGGAACATGGCTTACTTTGTTATTAAATAGCTTGTACAATAGAGCATTAGACGCTCTGGTATTGTATAGAAAACACCCTCAACCGACAGTAGCATTGTTTCGAGACATATATTCCGAAGTTACAGGTGATGATAAAGTGTTCGGTATTCCCAAGCACTTATCGCAGTATGTTAATTTATTAACATATAAAGAAGTATTCGAATCGTTAGGAATGAAATGCACTAATGGAGATAAAAGTGAAATTACCAAACCTTCACAGAGTTTGGAGCGAATGACCTATCTCAAAAGGCATTTTAGATTCCACCCCATTTTGGAAAAATGGGTTGGACCTTTATCGATAAATACCATACTTAGTATCCCGCAGTGGATTAGTACCGATACGAACTATGAAGAAGCTATGGCCGGGAAAATGAGGGCATCGCAGGTCGAGGCTTATTTGCACTCCCCCGCATTGTTCAGAAGTTTAACTAACATTTACGGTGAAAAGCTCGGTTATACGACAGAATTGTTTGACGAAGCCCGTGTTGTGTCTATTCTCACATCACCGGATGGATATGCTAAAGTTTTGGAGATGTTGAACAAATTTGATTATACCTTTTAATTTCGTAAATTGTTAGTTTAGTTATATTTCGTTATTTGTAAATATTGTATCATATTTTGTAATTATTATGTAAATAGATTTATTATTTTATTATATTAATATATTTTATGGTTTTTTGAACCCGTGTGATGACGTTAACATTAATTGAGATGTATTGGGTTATAAATCATTTACTCCTAGTGATGCCACAGATATCTTAATTTAATAATGGAGTAATCCCCAAGTTAGTAATGCAGGGGTGTGACATCAATTACTGCACAACAACAACAACCAATAAATGTAGATGAAAAATTCATTGCGAAATCACAAGCAGATTTCGAAACCTCTTCTGAAGAATTGAAAACTACCGTAGCTTCCATTTCTTCAAATCAAATTCACCTTGCCGATTCAATCGCTAATCACATGTATACGCAGGTTGATATACCCGAACCTTTTAGAGTCGACGTTAAACCTTTTGTTGAACGTCCATTCTATGCCGGGAATACTAAATTTACAACTAGCGATACGCGATACTCTATTTTACCATGTAACGTATTGCATCTGCCCGGTGATGTTATTCGATCCAACCCATCATTATTGAATGCGATGAAAATTGGTTCTTTGTATAGAGCTAATTTAGAATTAAATATAACTCTGGCCGGTACAATAACCCACGCTGGGAAGATTTTAGCCGCGGTTTTACCACCACTACCTCCTGGAGTTAATACACTGTCGGGGGTTCAACTTATTAATCACGCACTTAGTGGACCTCATGGAACTCTGAATGCCAATGAAGCTACATCTATTACTATACCAGTTCCATGGTATTGTAATGCTGATTTAGCGACGTTGGATATGGATGACACAACTACACCAACATTAGATATAGTACCAGTTAATGGTAATTATGCAACTTTCGCTTTAATTGTTATGAATCCATTATCTCCCTCGGAAGGCTCTTCGCAAGAATTAACCGTGACCATTGAAGCTATTTTTAAGAATTTGGACGTAGTCGTTCCAACTCCTAGGTTTGTAAAGTGGGTTCCACAATCTTTTGGAAAAGCCACCGAAGGTCTGAAGAACTCGATTTTGTCCCCAATTAAAACGATAACAGGTGACTTTATAGATAAAGCAGCTAATTCATTATTTTCGTGGATAGGGTTACATAACCCGAACAATTCAACTATCGCTGAGAGAGAAATTCTTACTACGAGAAATTTCCCCAATACAGCTGATGCACCACAATTTTTTGAAAAATTAGACCCCTATACCCAGTATGATAGAATTATGCAATCACCGATCTTCGGATCAGATGTTGACGAAATGTCCACCACACTCGTTACCAACAAAAAGCAATTGATAGGCTCATTCGTCGTTAAATCAACAGATCCAATTGGTACGTTATATTGGATTAGACCTATTTCACCAATGCAAGGTGGTATAGATTATACAAATGATGATTTATATTGCGCCAACAATTTAGAGCTTATGCATTCATTACATCGCGCATGGCGTGGTGATTTAGAGATTTCTATCGAATCAGTAATGAACAACAAACAGAATGTCAGATTAAGGGTACTTAAAATGTATAATCCTACATTAGACGTTTTAACCAACGCTCCATCTTATGAGTCTATAGCCAATGCACCTTCCGCATTATTGACGTACACCGCTGGAGGTCAAGAACACGTTATTAGCTTACCATATCTTTGTCGCAACGATTTAACACCATGTGCCGAAGATATGAATTTTGAGGCATTGTATCACGGGTTGTACTATATATATTTAGCTCAACCCTTGGCTAACTCAAGTGGGTCACCTGAAACAATTGAATTTAATGTGTACATGAAGGGTACAGATTCACTTTCCTTTTATGGGTATCCAACTAAAGATTTACTGCCAGCTAGTTTTGGAATTAAGCCTAATCCACCAGGTAAATTTCACCCGCAATCTAACATAATTAAAGTCATGAATGAGTCACAACCACAAAAAGATTCTATCACTGATGATGATAAAATTTCGTTGAAGGCACATACTGAGAGATTGTTTAAAACAACCGATTTGAGAAATTTAATTAGAAGGATGTACGTCGCTAAAGCAGCCGAAGGTATAACACTTCAACCAAATGACACATTCACAGATATAATTCCTTTAAGTCAACTCATTGGAGAATCGGCGAACTCACCTGTAATGGTTGCAAGATCTACACCGATAACGATAATTTCTAGAATGTATTATGGCAAAACTGTTGGTTTTAAATTCCAATTGAAACAAGCTGATTACAAGTCTAAGGCTGATGGCGTAGAGAATGTTATAACTACAATATACTATGTACCACCTAATTTTACATATGATGCCAGCGCAACGGTTATTGGAGCTCAAGTTAATCCTAATATGACAGATCCAACTGCATTACCTCAATGGACCACTCCGCTCCCAATTCAAAACGTTCCCGTATCGGCACAATCTAATATTAAGCTTTATGAATTTAATATTCCGGACGTTACACTATATAAATTTATGGGTTCACCATTAAAATTTTATGATTCTACACCATATGCTTTACCGTATTCGACATCAGATTTCGGTTCGTTGTATATCAGATATACAAACGTTTCCGACACACAAGTCACTATACGTAACGATTTAATGTATGGCTTAACAGATGAATCTAGATTCGGTTTTCACACGATGGCAGCACCATTTTATGTAAAGAAAGCAACTTCCCCATATTCAAATTCTACTTTACCGAAGGCATCAGGTG